ATTTTTTTCTATGCAAGAAAATAAAAACTTAGTACAGGAGGCGTTGATTCAAATGAGAAATGTTGAAGAAGCAATCGCCCAAAACGCAAAAGGAATACTTGCTTCAACTATGAAGGAAGAAATCAACCAATTAGTAAAAGAATCTCTGTCAGAACAAGACATGGAAGATGAGATTGAATTAGATACAGATATCGATACCGATATGCCTGTTGATAATGATGATGATATGGAAATGGACATGGAATTTGATATGGACATGGATATGGATTCAGAAGAAAGTCCAATAGATTTAACTGACGCTTCAGACGAAGAAATTCTTAAGGTGTTCAAAGCTATGGGTGAAGAAGATGGTATTATCGTTAAAAAAGACGGTGAAGACATTCACTTAACCGATGCTGACACTGATTCAGAATATTTAGTTAAGCTTGGTGAGTCCGAGGAAGAGGAAGAATTAGATGAAACTATGAACGTAGATGAAATCGATGAAATGGATGTTGATACAGAAGATGTAATCAATGCTATTTTCTCAAAAGACGGAGATGTTGAAGATATCGACATGGACCAAGACGAAGAAGTTATGTACGAAATCGAGTTTGATTCGGAAGACGACATGATGGAAGGAGATGAAGACATGATGGAAGAAGATGAAGACATGATGGAAGGAGATGAAGACATGATGGAAGAAGACGAAGATGAAGACGAAGAAGAAGATTTGGACGAATCTTACAACCATAGAAGAGCTGTTAGAGAGGCAAAATCGACAGTAAAACCTAAAGGTGTTGGAATTGGTTCTGGACCTAAATTCACTTACAAAGATAAAGCTGCAGGTGGGTTCAAAGAGGACAAAAAAGAAGGTCCTAAGACAATGGGAACAGGAAAGGCTAAATTCGAATACAAGAAAGGCGAAAATATGGAACAAAAATCCAAAGTTGTTAAGGCAGAAACAAAAGAAGGTCAAGGATACAAAGACAAAGAGGATGAAAGATTGGCAATGAAACATGGCAAAATTGCTTCAAAAGATCTTAAAACTACTAAGGCTCGTAGAGATGACGCAGGTTTTGAAAAAAGAGAAACCAAAGAAGCTGCTAGAACTTATGGAATGGGTTCAAAAGAAGGAAGAGGACTTAGAAAAGGTATTACTAACAACAGAAATTATGTTTATGGTAAAAACGGAGTAAAAGTTGAATCCTCAGAATCAGAAGTTGCAACGTTAAGAGAGAAAAATGAAGAATACAGAAAAGCATTAAATGTTTTCAGAGAAAAACTTAATGAGGTTGCTATCTTCAATTCAAACTTGGCATATGCTACAAGATTATTCACTGAACATTCGACTACTAAAAAAGAAAAAATTAACATTCTTAGAAGATTTGATAATGTAGATACTTTGAAAGAATCTAAAAATCTTTATAAGTCGATTAAAGACGAATTGTCTAAAACTGAAAGTACACCAATTAACGAATCAGTGGAAACTAAATTAAACAAGAGTGTTTCTACAGGTTCATCAACTACCCTAATTGAATCAAAAACTTATGAGAATCCTCAATTCTTAAGAATGAAAGATTTGATGAGTAAAATTGGGTAATCAAAATTAAATAAACAAATAAAACAAACAAAACAAAATACTAAAAATGGGAGCATTATTAGAATCAGGTCTTGTTGGTAACATTGGTCTTAAGCACCTTAAAGTTATTAAAGAAGACACAATCAACAAATGGGACAAATTAGGATTCCTTGAGGGTCTTAAAGGTCACATGAGAGAGAACGTAGCTCAACTTTATGAAAACCAAGCTTCTCACTTAATTAACGAAGCATCATCTACATCTGACACAGGTGCATTTGAAACAGTTGTTTTCCCTATCGTAAGAAGAGTTTTCTCTAAATTATTAGCAAACGATATCGTTTCTGTACAAGCTATGAACTTACCTATCGGTAAATTATTCTACTTCGTACCTAACATTCAGTCTTACCAACCAGGTACTTCTGAGCACTACGCACCTTATGGTTCTCCAAACGCTGCGGCTGGTCAAACTCCAAACAGTGGTTATGACTATAATAACACTAAGGATCTTTACGATAGATTCTACGAAGGTAACGAACCAGCTTTGGATCCTCCTGGGTTGTTCGATTACTCTAAAGGACAATATTCTGCTATCACAGCACAAGTTGGAACTGTTGCATGGTTAGCCGACCAATTGGTTCCTTCAGCGTATACTCTTTCTGATTACAGAAAAGTATTAGTAGTTATGTCAGGTTTCGCATCTGACGGAGCAGGTAAATTAATCGGTCCTGATGGTCAACCAATGGATAACGAAGCATTCTTATCTGATTTGACAGTTTATGGTGCAGCAGGAAACGTTTACACTTCTGCTAACACTTCAAACCCTTACTTATTCAGAGTTGTAACTCAGAGATATGGTAAAGGAATTGTACAGTATGGTAACAACAACGCTACGTTGGTATTCCCTAACAGTAAGACAGATGGTGGTCAGTATGACAACTTATGTGACGCTGAAGGTAAAATCTACTTGGAAGTTGATTTACAAGTACCAGTATGTGTTACTTGTGGTGGTTCATTAGACGGTTACACAGGTTCAACATTCTCTTCAACAACTGCAGCAGACAACGCATTCACAGCTACTTATAGAATCTATAAGAACTTGGAATTCGAAGATAAGATTGGTGAAGTTTCATTCGACCTTATGTCAGTAACAGTTTCTGTAACTGAAAGAAAATTAAGAGCTCAGTGGTCTCCAGAAATGGCTCAGGACGTTGCGGCATTCCACAACATCGACGCTGAAGCTGAATTAACTGCATTGTTATCTGAGCAAGTTGCGGCTGAAATTGATAGAGAAATCTTGAGAGACCTTAGAAAAGGAGCAGCTTGGAACTTAAGATGGGATTACAATGGATGGAAGAGATTAGGATCTAGTGCAGTTCCTTATACTCAGAAAGATTGGAACCAAACTCTTATCACTGCAATCAACCAAATTTCAGCACAAATCCACAAATCTACATTAAGAGGTGGAGCTAACTGGATCGTTGTTTCTTCTGAAATCAGTGCTATCTTTGATGACTTGGAATACTTCCACGTATCAAACGCGGCTCCTGAGCAGGACCAGTACAACATGGGTATTGAAAGAGTTGGTACATTAGCAGGTCGTTACCAAGTGTATAGAGACCCTTACTTCCCACCAAACCAAGTATTGATGGGTCACAAAGGAACTTCTCTATTGGACACAGGTTACATCTACGCACCGTATGTACCTCTACAATTAACTCCTACAATGTACAATCCATTCAACTTTACACCAATCAAAGGTATCATGACTAGATACGCTAAGAAAATGGTTAATAACAGATTCTACGGTAGAATCACAGTTGATGGAGTTAGAACATTCGACTTGAGAGAATTGAGATAATCGAAATTTCGATATGGTAAAAAGGGACAATTTTTTGTCCCTTTTTTGTATTTATTAATATGGATTTTCAAAAAATAATAGACGATTTCAATGATGGTGAATTTGACGCTGAACTTTTTTTCGGTGATTGGGACACATTTTTTACTGTTTTGGACAAAAGAGGTTTAATTAACCAAATTGATATTGAGAATACAGAGGTACAGAATGCGTTGTTAATTTGGCTTCATGGTAGGGACCGTAAAAGGTTCCTTGAATTTGTTGAAGATAAATTGTCGGATATTTTCGTTGACGAAAATGGCGTGGTTTATTTGGATTTGGATGAAAGGTCTGATTTGGCGAATTTTTTCTGTGAACGCACCCGAAATGGTCTCTCAACATACTATATAAATGCCATTCTTTCAGGTGAAAACGATGCCTTTTTCAATTACGACACAACTGATAGTGTTTATCGTGATGTTATTGAAGGGCTAACCCCAAAAAATATGAAACGTCTTAGAGAATATGTAGTCGAAAATCTAAAAGGCCAAAAAATAAAAACTGAAACTATCGAACTAGAAGATATTGCAAGGGAACAAGGTCATCCCGAATATGTTATAGTCGATGATTCTATAACGGCGCAAACTATCATAGACGATAAAGAGTCAATGAATTACCTTTTAGAGACTTATCTTGAAGAGTTAAATGACGAACTACTGTCCATTCATAATAATGCTTACAACCAAGCATATGAGAGTGAACTTTACGGAAAAATTTTCAGTGAATTACAAGAATATATAAACGGTAATGGTGAATATTATTCACAACCTCACCGTTTCAAAAAAGATACAATGACTCAACGGTTTAGAGTTCCTGTTGCATCGAACTTTGACGAAATAATTTTGGACTATTTAATTTCAAACAAGAATCGAGGATCTCGTGGATTATTAGAATATTGGGGTGATTACATACCAATGATTCAAGATGAAAAAGATTGTTTAACGGTACATTCCCCAGACTATCCTGACTTTAGAGAGGTTGAAAATAATATTAATGAAATTTTCACCGATTACATCTAATTATTC